TATTGTTTTAACTTCTTTTACTCCTTCTAATATAAATTCCTTTTGAGATGGTGTTAAATATTCTTGTCCTTCATTTGATGGAACCATGTAAACATAAAGATTGTTAAAATTACAAGAATTTGCAAATTTAACCTGATTATATAATATTTTTGTATCTTCTTGTGGATTTTTTAATCCATTATCATATAAATATTTTATATGTTGTTTTAAATATTCATCATTGTTTAATAGTTTAATATCCGATATTAAATTTTTATAATTACTTTTAATAAAAACTTCATAATCCTTTGCTGTTACTAATCTATTTTGAGATTTAAAACTTTGAGGAGCATTTTTTCTAATGTCATCAACAGTTTCTTCTTGTGAATAATCAGTAGATGGATAATCATTGCTTATTTTTACATTCAGGCATCCATTTGCATTTAAATAATTTCCAGAGTCTATTCCGGTATCAGATAAAATTTCGGTAAATTGTATAGAATTGTATAAAATTGTAGATACTTTATTCATAGCACCCACACCAACATTTTGTATGGTTGGATTTATTTTTAAATAATATATAGCTACGGTATCCCCCTTTTCTAATTTTTTCCCATTTATATTATCACCAAATGTTATTTCGTATCTTTTATTTTCGTTATATCTAACATCATATACAGTGTCCGTAGCTTTATTTAAAAATAGATCTTGTACTCTTGTCCACTTTTGCCATGTATCGGTATTATATTTTTTTACATATACGTGGATATTGAAATTATCTATTGTAACTTTAGAATCAACAGAAAGATATATTTTTTCATTATCTATTCCACCGGATTTATATAAAGGATATTCTTGAAAAAAACCTTCTCTTAATGTTATAGTATTATCCAATATTGTTATATCTTCACTTATAGAATCTGTTAATTTTGTAAAAGATACATCTTCATTAAAAGAATATGTTGTACTTCCAACATTTACATAACTATACTTTGGTATAATATAATTACCCTTTGGAATATTTGTTATAGTTAGTTTAATAGGAATAGTTTGCCCCTGCGGACCTACTGGTTTATAATTTAAAAGCTTGACAATTCTATTCATGTTCTCGTATAATTGAGCTTCTGAGAACATACTTTCTGATGATGTTTTATTTAAATAAAATAATAAATTACTAAAAGAATATGATATAACATCTATAATAGCTGATATATTAGAACCTTGATAATTTTGATCAGTAAAAACTTTACCTCTATTTAATCTATCGATTATAATATCTCTTAAACTAGTGCCATCAAATGCCACATATGAATTTTTGTTGAAAATAAAACTCTCGTCCATTATATTATTACTTAATCAAAATATACTAAATTGCTTTAATTTTGATATAAATATATAAAATGAAATTTAAAGATATTTTTGAAAAAGTAGCAAAACAATATTTAACCGAACAACAGGTTCAGGATATGATGAATGATGCTTCTAATGAAACTGAACAAGTTCAACAACCAGAAGTAAATCCAGAAATGCAATCGGAATTACCTACAGAGGAAACTATTGATTTGAACGAGGAAAAATATAAAGCCTTACTTTTGATGGTTCAAAAAGCATTAATTCTAGCATATAAAGACGATACGAATAAAAGAAATGATTTGGCAGACATTGAATCTAAAATAGAAACTTCTCCAAAAGAAGCAGAATCTTCATTGCAATCATTATTAGACAGTAACGTTTTAAATTTTCCAGAAAATAGCTTCAATTAAAAGTTGACTTATGTTAAAATGATGTTATATTATTTTAATGTTTAATTTAAAAATTTCAGAAGAAGAATTAAAATTAATATTGGAATCTTTATTGTTTTCATCATCTGTTGATGTATGTGCAGATTGGTATAAAGATGATATTGATAAAATTATAGATTTATCTAAACGATTAAGATTAGAATTTCCTAGTGTGCCTACTGAAAATGTTTATGTTTCACACGTAGAAGATTTTATATATTCAGAAGAAAATACTAAACATATTCTTGATTTTTTTCCAGAATTAAACACTAAAAATAAAGAAAATATATGAAAATAGCAACAGTTGGAACTCACAGTACCGGAAAAACTACATACATTCAAGATTTTTTAAAAAATTGGCCGATGTATGAAACCGAAAATACATCTTATAGAGATTTAATTAAAACAAATAAAATTAAACATAGCAAAGAAGGAACCGAAGAATCTCAAAAAGAAATACTAAACTTTTTAGTGGATCAAACAATAGAATCATCAAAAAAAGATTTTGTAATCTTGGATAGATGTGTCTTAGACAATTTAGCATATTCTTCTTGGTTGAATTTAAATGAAAAAGTTTCCGATAAGTTTTTAGAAGAAACTAGAATTATTGTGAAAGAAACATTAAAAATGTTTGATGTTATATTCTTTTTTCCTTTAACAAAAGTTGCAGAAGTTCCATTGGAAGATAATGAACTTAGAGATATAGATCCAATTTACAGAGAAGAAATTGATAATATATTTAAAGTATTTCAACAATCTTATTTAAGAGGAGATGGTAGAGTTTTTCCTACAGATGATTGTCCAGCCTTAATAGAGATCTTCGGGACAAGAGAACAGAGAATTAAAATGACCGAACTCTATATTACAAAAGACGGAAAACCGTTCGGAGAAGATCAAAGTTTAATATCAGATATCGTTCCTGCTACATTTAAAATGTAAATATAATATATATGAAATTTGATATATTTGTTGAAAACTATTTAGAAACCTTACTTGAAGGAAGACCAAAAACCGATCACAATAAAGAAATATCTTTGGATTTTGATGATATTGAAAATTATATCAATAAAATGTCTGATGATAATTTAAGTAAACCAATATATTCAAAAATTTTAGAATTTTTAAAAGATGATAATCAAGAAAATCGTTTCACGATTTCTAAAATAAAAAGCATAATAGAAAATAACTTAAAACATAACTTTGATAAAAAAAGCCCTGTGGAATTTAATGCTAATGAATTTATAAAATTCTTTATAAAAGAAAGAAAAGCATATTCTCCATTCGAGGAAAAAGAAGAAGAAACCGAACAAGAAGATTCAAATGATGAATACGAATCACCAGAAAACGAACCATCATATAATGACGAGGAATCATCTGAAGATTCTGAGTTTGAGTTGTCCGATCAAGATTTCCTTCCTTTGGGTAAAGATTTAAATTGACAAAATAGTTTTTAATATTATTGTCAATATATGACAATACCGGAAAGTTATATATTAAATAAATTTTTTTCATATTCTGGTGATCCAGAACACAAAAAATACGAAAATGTATATAATGCAGGTTGTCCAATTTGTAGAGAAGGTGCTAGTTGGGGTAGTAAAAAGCGTTTATACTATTATCCTACAAGTAAAAGTTTTTACTGCTTCAATTGTTCTCGTTCTTGGAATGCTTTGAACTGGATATGTGAAGTTTCTGACTCCTCACCGGATGAAGTATTCTCAGAAATCAAAGATGATAATATATCTTTAGATGTTTTTAAAAAACAACCATTCTCGTCTCGTAAAAGAAAAGAATTACCTAGCTTGCCTTATGATTCTATAAACATATTTGATTCGATACAAAATGTTTTTTATTCAAAAAATAAAATATTTAATTTAGCATTGGAATATTCTAAATCTAGAAGATTAGATACCGCTATAAACAAGCCACAAAATCTATATATCAGTTTTAATGATTTTTATCATAAGAATAGATTATGTATACCTTTTTATGATAGAGATAAAAAGATAATATTTTATCAAACAAGAGCATTGGATAATTCCAACCCAAAATATCTAGGAAAAGTTGGATATGAGAAGTCATTATTTGGAATAGATAAAGTTGATACGAATTTAGAATATATATTCATATTTGAAGGACCGATAGATTCAATGTTTGTTAAAAATTCTGTAAGTGCAGCAGGACTCACATTAAATCCTTTGCAAAAGAAACAATTGTTAGAGTATCCATTTCATAAAAAAATATGGGTTTTAGATAATCCCATGTTCGATAAAACAGCAAAGGAAAAAACCAAAGACCTTCTAGAAAAGGGTGAAAATGTTTTTATGTGGACACCAAATATGAAATATAAGGATTTCAATGATTTGGCAGTAAAAGAAAAATTAGACGAAGTAGACTATAATACTATATTGGATAATATTTTATTTAAAAAATAAAGAAAAAATCAAAAGAAAATTATTTAACTTCCAAGTTTTAGTGTTTCTTGATCTCTTAATTTCTTTGGTGCTGTATTGACGTATGTATCCAACACGGATTTTAATTTTTCAATTTCACCAGCAATTCTTGTTATAGAATCTGAGGCTTTTCTGGTGACACCTCTAAGCAAACTACCTGCTCTATCATTGTCAGCAAGAATTTTATGCAATGATTCTTCTTGTGGACTATTTAAGAATAAAGCAAATTCGTCCAATTTTTTGGACCACTCTAGAACTTTTTCTATATTTTGAACAGTTAATTCTGGTGCTACACCTTCAATATCAAATTTAGAAGGGTCGGTATTTGGATCTAATGAACTCTCTAAATCTTTTTGATTTTGTTCTGGTGTAAATTCTTCTGGTGATTTTGGAGCAGATTCTTCTTTTTGTGGTTCTAATTCTTGCTGTACATCTTCTTGTTCTTTAATTAATGAATATAGGAAATTTTTAATAAAAGGAATATCGGAACTCTCATTTAAATCTAATCTAGAAATATTTGATTTGAGTATTCTACTAACCTCAGATTGCGCCTTTTTAGTTTTCATATTTTTCTTCTTTGACTTTCTCGAATTATTCATTAGAATTATTTATCCTAAATATTTACTTTTCATATGAACAAATTAAAAAAAGATTACAAAATTGTAACAGCGACTCCAAATGACTTAAAAACTTTTAAGGCATCTTCACAGTTATGTCTTTCATTAGATAAAATAGGTATATCTAATAAATGTAAGGTAATAACCGAAAATAAAGAAGGATTACCAAAAATTTATAATTCATTTATTAATGAAGAACATAAAGATTATTATATTATTTTTATACACGATGATGTTTTAATAGAAGATTTATTTTTCGAAGAAAAACTACAATTAGCTTTTGAAAAATACGATATAGTAGGATTGGCAGGATCTAAAAGATGTGATTTGAATTCTCCGATGTCGGCATGGCATTTAATGTCCGATAAAAAAGATTGGGTTGGTGAAGTATCACATTCTAAAGATAAGAAAGTTTGGACTTCTACTTTTGGTGAAACCGATTCTCGCGCTTTGATTTTAGATGGTTTGTTTATAGGAGTTAATGTAGAAAGATTATTGGAAACTAATACTCGTTTTGATGAAAATTTTACATTTCACCATTATGATATATCTTTTTGTTTAAATGCAAACAATAATAAATTGAAAATGGGGGTTTATCCGATAAAAGTAACACATTTTGGTTTGGGGGACTCTATGAATACACCAGAATGGCAAGAAAGCGCAATGAAATTTAAACAACTTTATAAATAAAAATGGCTAATAATTTATTTGATGTATTAAATTGGGTTCTTAAAAACAAGAAAGAGGAACCTTCTGATTTGAAAGTATATCCATTTTTATTTAATAGGTGGTTATCTATGGTTGATAATGATACTATAAATATTATCAATTCGACAACAAATAGATGGTTATTAACAAATAAAGATTTTCCATTTGTTGATTTTTACAGAGCAGTTTTGCCTAAAAATAACGAAAGAATTAACTATATAAAAAAAGAATCAGTGAGTACAAGTAAAGATTCTGATGTTACACAAATAGCAGAAAATATGGAACTCTCTACGAGAGAAATTATTTTTCTTCAAAAATCACTTGAAGATTTTAAACAGGTTACTAATTAATTTTATGATTGAAAGACCAAAACAAGAAGATTTAATCGGTGGAAAAGTTCAACTGGAACAATATAAGGGAAGTTCGATGGAAATGATAGATTGGCACTTGGATAAAGTATTAGATGATATTTTGATGTGTCAATATGTAGATATTAACGAAGAAGGAACAGAAGTAAAGAGAGGGAGTATTTGGGTTCCTATCAATACTGTTCATTTTGCTTGGAGAGTAGCCAAGGTTATATTGGCTGGTCCGAAATGTGAAACAGTAAAAGAAGGAGATCATATTATTTTCCCTAATGACAAAGGTATTCAGGTTAATAGCCTCAATGGTTTAAAAAATATCGTGTTTTTAAACGAATCTAGAATTTTCGGTGTCTGTTCTCCTTTAGAATAAAATGGCTTTAAGTGTTGCTGGTTTAAAATCTGTTTGTTCTTCTTCTATAGCGGAAATAAAATTCGTTAGAAGAGATAAACAACGTATTCCATCAACAAGAAGAATGTTATGTACCTTAAATGTAGCAGTTTTAAATTCAGATTTGGGTAAAAACATTTTAAATTTCAAACCTCCAACATCTGATCCACCATATAACGCAGAATCAAAAGGGTTAGTTGTTGTTTGGGATCTTTTCATGCAAAATTGGAGAGCGATACCAGCAAATAGTTGTGAGCTTGTAAAAGTTTTTAAAATGGGTACAAAAAAAGAACAAGCCGATTTTTGGAGATATTTCGATTTAGTCATTAGAAAGATGACAACCTCTCAAAAGAGAGCCTTCATGAACAAATAATGACTATACATGGTACAGATTTAGAGAATGCTTGTAAATTTCTTTTACAAAAAGAGATTTGTATAGATATTGGTAAAAAATCCTTTAAAAAAGGAAAGTTATTACTTTTTTATCAAAAAAATTTCTTTTTGGTTTTTATTTTAAAAACTGCAAAAAAAGATAAAGAGAAAATCGAAATTCCTATTCCATATAATGTTGAAATGCATGAAGATGATAACTTGGTTTTTTTTGATTACCGAATAAAAACATTAGCCAAATATGCACCGGAAATAGAAATGTATCTGTCTCTTTATCCAAAAAAAGTTGCAGGAAATAAATTTTGGGATACAATATTATTAATAGATGGAAACTGATAATAAAACAATACCTGTATATAGCGTTTTTTCTGGAACAATTTATGATGTTTTAGAAAGTGATGTAAAATTTTTAGATGTGGGTCAAATACCATTGATTAAAAATCCACCTAATAACTGCAAAAAATGTTATGGTAGACATAGTGTTGGCAGAAATAATCAAAACTATACTTTTTCTCCATGTTCTTGCTTGCGCAAAGTAGTAAATGTTGATATAGTAAGAAGTCTTGAAAACTTTAGAATATAAAAACAAATTAGTAGATTTTTTTCCTGAAAATTCTAAACCTAGAAAACAACAAATTGAAGCATTATCTAAAATTGATAAATGTTTCAATACTGGAAAGAAAATTGTAATAGGATGTCTTCCCACAGGGTCTGGTAAGAGTCACATTGGATTAACGGTTGGAAATTCTGCATCCTATATGGATGACAGTTTAAAGGGTCTTATAAATTCTTATGCTATATATAAGAAGAATAAGAACAATGAATATCTATATGAATCCAATTTTTTAAATGCTGCATCATCTGGTTCTTTTATTTTAACAATTACCAAATCTTTACAAGATCAATACAAAAGTCTTTTTCCATTTATACCAACAATAAAAGGAAAAAATAATTATCAATGTGAAATTGATTGTAATTTTAGTACAGAAAATGCTCCCTGTTTATTTTCCCCTAAATTAAAACAGGAATGTTTCGATAATGATAGATGTCCTTATTATAGAGCTAGGAATGAATCTCTAT